CTGAGATAGTTCCTGTTATTTCAGCACGACCAGTACCTATGCCTATGTTGGCGTTACTACCAACTGCATCCTGCGGTCTCGGATTGTTGTTCAAATCTACCGTTATAGATTTGAATGAGACACCGGTTACTGCGTCACTGCCTTCCCAGATACGACCGACATTACCGGAAGCATTCATTACTGGATTGGTTGTTGCAGGCACAGTAGCACTAGCTATCGAAGAAGCAGCAGCCGTCTGAGACTTACCTACAAATGAAAACGACCCAGACAAAATAGACTTAGACTGAATGCTCATGCTCATAGAGCCTACACGCATACCAGCATACTGCTGGAATGTAGACGCTAAGTTTGCAAACTCTTTCTCAAACAAGTACGATTTTTCTACAACGCCGTTACGCAGAAGCTTACCGCGCAAGGTGGTTGTTGCTTTGAATACCTCGCTGGTAAACGCTGCGGCTAAGCCAGTGTCAGCATCTGCTGCATACAACACATTACCACTTGCTGCTGCTGATACTGCGGTTATAAGCCAATCACCACTATTAGCTACAGTGGAAGCGTTGGCTACACGAACAAACTGACCGACTACTACATTTTCTGCAGCAGAGCTATCCGCTATATGAATACCTGGGCCTGAAAAATAAGCCGACGCTTGCGTGGAAACGACTGTGCTGACAATGTTTGACTGAAGCGCGCCTTCAAGCATCTCGTCCCAGTCTGAGTATTTCAACTCCCAACCAAGGTCACCATCTGCACCACCGCCTACAACAGTCACGTCCTGGACGTTTCGATCTTGTCGGATTGTTCCTGATATAACTGTTTCTACGCTTGACTTAAGACTCTCAGAAGTTATAGGTAACTCCTTCATAGTCGCAGCTGTCACGGATGCCCACGCAGTCTCTTCTACGTACCGAACCGTGACTCTATTGGAATCTGCTAGTGACATTATTACTTCCTCCGCTCATTATCGTTTATCGATTAATGGGGAGGCAGATTGTGTGTTGAGGTGTTTGAACGAGAACACACGCGACCCTTGCCGATATTATATCAACCTAATAGGAATTAACGCGAATTAATTTTTTTCGACTCTTCTATGCTAGCCTTTAACCACTTATCCCAGGCACTAATCATGCCCTTACACAGTCTGATTAAGGTTTCATGTAATAGTATAGTTGACGGTCTCACGACTTAGTATGTACCATCCCAGTAAAAAGGAGTCACTAAGTCATGCTTCTGCCATCCTTCATACGGACCAGCATCACTGATGTTTACTTCCTGAAAAGTTATGCCGTTGAACTGAGCATCTCTGAATAGCTCGGCAAGAGTATCACCATAAGTGAATCCTGTTCTTGTTCCTTTATTCAGTGGTGTGAATATTTCAATGACTACCGTACCTGATGCTCTGTGCAGTCCGGGAGTACCAATAGTTATCCTGTTTGTTGTGTCATTAAATACGCGCAACCTTATCCAATGATCATCAGATACAGGTTTCTTCTTAAGTGGTACGTTTGGAAACGCGACAACAGTAGTAGCCCAGTTATCCTTGATACGCTGTTCTATGTCTCGTATGACTGTAGAAAAACTCATTTGAGTGCCTTTATAAGTTGGTCTGCTTCAGCTCGGAGTTCGGTCATTGTCCTTCTTACCATGTATCCTTTATCCATCTGCTTCGAGTGTCCTTTCTCTAATGGCAGTATATATTTAAGATTGTTAGTTATGAAAAACACAGGAAAGTCTACGATAGCAAAAGAGCTACTAAGCTGATCTTGGTTTCTAGCCAGCGCTTTGCTTTCGTTCTTGCTACCCTCTGGATAATCTTCCTCAGGTGGTACTGAAGTATCTACTGCTCCTTGCGCTACGTTCCACGCTGCACGTGCTCTGCCTGTGTCTACTGGTGTCTTTACTGACACTGAACGAAAGGCCGCGAACGCGAATCTTTTAGCAACAAGCCCTACTCCTAGTCCAGACAGCTCACTGAACTTCTTAAGCTTTCGTTGGAAATCTCTTGAGTTAGTTACTATCATGGTTGCCTCACAGGCAATATCCACAAAGCGCCGGCAGGATCTATCATCGGCTTAGTAACTACCCAGCGAACTCCGTCACTGATTAATATGTCGTCTGTTTTTGGTGTGAACAGAATAGTAGAAGCTGCTATCAGAGCCTTCTTGTCTGCAGTCACAATTTGCAAGGTTTGTTTTTCCTGCTCAGTGAAGTCTACAAAAATAGCTTCTATTGAGTAGACGTTATCCTGAGACGTTACCTCACCTGATGAAATATCGTAGTCAGGTGGCTGAATAGACTCGTACAAAACAGACACTGCCACATTACCTGCGGCCTTAACACCTGTTACTGCGGCTGCTTGAAATACTTCTTTTAATCCCATGGTCAGACTCCTTTAGCTGGAGTTACTTTTATCCGCATAGACTTATCCTTTCGTCTACTACCAGACCATGCTCTGTTTGTAACAATACCGGTAGCCGATGTTGATCCTACTACCCATACTGTAGAGTAACAAAAGTTTCTCCAACACTTCCAGATACAATCACCGTCCTGTACTGTGTCCCCTTCTATTGTGGGAAACGCTGCGGGTGCTGATGCAGCTGAGTAGCCTGCCCGAACACACTCATAGGAAAAACCATTGTCTACTGCTAGTACCATACCTGCTCCCTGCTTATAGTATGTACTATCTACTCTGGCTGCGTGATCAGACTTGTTTGTGTATGACGGAGCGGGAGCGCCGTTAGAACCATTGCCAAGTGTAACTGCAGATGACTCAGCTATAAAAGCACTGCTCGCTATTACTTCACCTTCAAACTCTGCTGCCCACATGAACCGGAAGTCGTCAATATCATCCTCATCTACGAGGAAGTATATGTGACCGTCACTATCTACGTTTAATGTAGTCATGATTATGTCCTCATCAGTTTGACTGAGCTGGGACTATTCTTACTGCGAATAGTGCCGTAAGGTTCAACCATTGCTCTGACTGAGTCTGGAATAGAACCATACTTATCTCTGTCTGCTTTATCTACTTTCAATTCCAGAGGACCAACCTTCAACTCACTGAATCCTAACGTGTCTGCATTACCAGTAGGATCACCGGTAGTCAACAAGACCCTTGCTAGCTCAGAAGTAGCGTTCTTTAAGAACACTGGTATCTCAGCACTGCTTAGTAAATAACCATCTTGATCTTTTACACTGTACCGTGGCCACCGTAATGCTTGTGAGTCTGATACTTTAGCACCGTTCCAATCAACCCACTCATCTAACAAGCGTGTTGCTGTTTGCAACGCTATTGACTTAGCGTTTGTATTTGCTGCGGCAAACACATCGGCAGTTATGGCTGCTACGTGATTCTCATTATAAGTAGCAGCTTCTGCACTGGTGGCATAACTGTTAGCGTTAGCGCCTGCTACTGTTGCGTCTACTGCTTCTACCATACCCTTATCCTCTGAATAGAGCCCCTTCTGTAACTACATTTTAACATGACATACCTTTTCTACGCGAAGGTACCATTTGTTCTGTTTGCAAACAGAAGTTTGCTTGTCGGTGCACTATCCTCCATTCGGCTGCATAATCACAATCTGCGTACTCATAGAAGTATGGACCACCGATTGTGAAGTGGACTATTTTAGCTAGGCCGTTATAATCATACTCACCTACTAACCAATTCCACTCAGGCTCTAACTCACCGATCATCGAGTCCCGTGCCCAATTCAGTCTATGCAATTCTAGTGCAGGTGCTGAATTAACGTACTCCGGAGTCAACTTCTTACAATCGCTGTGGTCACAGTTAAACAACATAACTGATGACCAATTCTTTCTGGGATAGTTATGTTGTTCGTTACCTAAGTACTTCGTTCCTGGCTTAGGTTCGTAGTCATGTTTGACTACTGATATAGCGTTACTGAACAATGACGGATGATTCCATAACTCAGCTATATCAACTCGCAACAACATATCTAAGTCCATGAATATTGCTTTGCCTACGTAGCCGCACAAATACGGAACTAAGAATCGGGTAAAACTGAACTCATTAGACTGCTTGGGATCTCGCTCCCTGTTATAAACGTGCGTCAACATGGTTTGCTTTATTGGTATGAACTCTACCGGTTGTCGAGCATGCTTCAGTATCGATTGACACAGTACATGGTAAGCTACTGACTCAGCACCATCGTAGCCAATGAATACTTTTACCACGTCAGTCAGCTTCGCCATTGTGTGCTCCTGCAATATGTTTAGTAAGATGTAAGAATGGTAATCCTTTGCTCATTTCTTCATGCGTCCATTGAGTATAAGCAAGGTCGTTAGCCCATTGAGTACGGTCTGGAAAAGCCCCATGAGTCAGCACTTCTCTCAGCTTGCGCTTACACACGTCCCACACCATAGATCCCTCGTCTGCTGCATACACTAGTAGTCCGTGTATGAGTGCTTCTACTGCGGTATTTGAGTTGTATGTCACAACGGCATGCGCTTTCGCCAGATCAACGTGTAGCGGCTCATAGGACGTCTTTACTCCGAAGATCATAGGTGTCCTGTCATACGCTAAAGGGTGTGGTCTGAATACAATATCTTGTGCTGGTACACCAAAATTCTTTAGCTGTGCTACTGCTTGCTGGCACCACATGAAGATATCTACGTTTTGGACACTAGCGTCTGAAGGAACTTGACCACATACTAAAACACGTCTTCTTGCTTCAGTTATATTGTGGTGCGGTATCAGTGGTACTCCGAGATCGTTCCAGCGATCATCGGGACTATTTTTATTAACAAAATCAGCACGACCATTAAGACCATCCCAGCCCGCCGCAAAGTACGATTCTCGATTGACATATCCACGCTCCAGCACAATGGTTCGCTTTCCTTCTTCTCGTTGTCTGAGTAAGACTGAGGCTCTAGGATAGCTTATTGGTACGTTCTTTTTACCAACACCAAAAATGACTGCAACATCACAAGTAGAGTAGTCCGAGTCTATGTTGGCAGAAAAGCAGTCAATGCCTAAATGATCAAGACCCTCTAGGAATGCTGCCAACGTATTCTTGTGCATATCGTTGGTTGCTGGAAACAGAACTCCTACCCTCATGACTAACCTCCCTTAAATGACATTTTAACTGCGACTGCCATAAGACCCATGCCGTCACTGCCTTCTACTACTGTTGCTTCGGGATACCACTTACCGTACTGTGTCCACCATGACACTACTTCAAAGCCTGCCCTGTTCAGTAAGTCTTCAAACTCATCTTTGGTATAATGTCGGCAATGGAAGGGATGCTCTTCCTGAACGAATGGTACCACGTCTTGGTTTGGTACGGTAGCCAATAAGAAGTCCGTGGACGCTGCGTACCGTTCGAGCAGACCTATGTCGTCTTTCACATGCTCAATGGTTTCAATCGATACAATAGCATCAAAACGAGTATCCTTAAACGGCCACGCCTCCGCGTCACTTAAACTGACTACGTCAAAGTCAGTAAAGTCTGTAGCGTATACTGCTTCTGCCATTGCTATCGCTTCTGGCGCTGTGTCTATACCGATGACGCGGAAGTTTTCCAGGCTCATCATATGTGACCCGTAACCATTACCGCACGCTGAGTCCAGCACAGATATAGGCTTGTACCCGAAGTGCTTTCTCAACTGATCGATGGCAAACCTGTACCGCTGTATGTGGTTAGGCTTTATGCTTGCCAGAGTACTACTAACTTGTCTTTCACCTGTATTCGCTAACATTATTTATCCCCTTCTTTTTTTACTCTCTCAATGTCGTACTCAACCATCTGTGTGATCATTTGTCCAAAAGAAATCTTAGGCTCCCATAATAGTATTTCTTTCGCCTTGCTTGCGTCACCTCGTAACACGTCGACTTCTGCTGGGCGATACAACTCAGTATCAATGACTACATACTTCTGCATGTCCAATCCTTGTGAAGCGAAAGCTATCTGACACATCTGTTCTACTGTGTGAGCCTCACCAGTCGCTATCACAAAGTCATCGGGTTCGTTTTGTTGCAACATAAGCCACATAGCTTCTACATAATCTTCAGCGTGCCCCCAATCACGCCAAGATCGAATGTTGCCTAGTCTTAACTCGTCTTGCTTTCCTAAAATGATGCGTGCTACAGCATCCGTCACCTTCCTGGTAACAAATTCCAAGCCACGGAAGGGGGACTCGTGGTTGAAAAGAATACCGCAGCACGCAAACAGGTCGTAACTTTCACGATAGTTTATAGTCGCCCAATGAGCAGCGACTTTAGATACACCGTAAGGACTTCTTGGATGTAATGGTGTATCTTCGTTTTGCTTAGAGCAGTTAACTCTACCGAACATCTCACTGGTAGAGGCTTGATAAAATCTTGCCTTTGGACACTCGCGTCTGATACCTTCGAGCATGTTCATTGTACCAATAGCGTTAGTAGCCATTGTACTGACAGGAGCATTAAACGAAGCTGCTACAAAACTTTGTGCTGCTAAATTATATACTTCGTCTGGTTCATATGACTCAAGGGCACTGTTTATAGACACAGGGTCTAAAACATCTCCGACAACATAGTCTATCTGGTCTTCTATCCCAAACTCACGGAGGCGTGCTAATGAATCGCTGCTTCGTCTAGGAACTAGACCAACTACCTCATAACCCTTATTTAGTAAGAGTCTGGATAAATACGCACCATCTTGACCACAGATGCCGGTTATCAATGCAGTCTGCATGACTAGCCTCCTGTGATTGGTGTATCGACTAATGCTGGCTCTGGTATTGTGTTTTTAGTACCCATGGCGTTTTGAATAGCGCCTGCTACTTTTCTGTTAGGGCCTTTCCAGTATGGCGTGTCGTTAGCTATCACCACTTCACTTTGTGGCGAACGGCCTTTATCCTTACGCTGAGGACCTTTTAGGTGGTCGCAATACTTACCGAGAACGGTGTTTATGAATACGTGCTCAACGTTCAATCCTTCTGCGAG